AGCGTTCTCACCTATCGCGACGTTATCTGTGCCGGTGGTGAGCGCAATACCCATAGCACCAGAACCTAGTGCGATGTTGCCCGTTCCACCCAGGACATCGAGCACATCAGTGATCGCCGCGCCTGCTCCTGCGCCGTCTGTCACAACCATACGGATCCCCCCACTGGGGATCACGACATTCGCTCCGGTTCCTTGAGTCAACGTCACCGAGTCACCGGCATTGTTCTCAATGCACCAAACCTTACTCAATGTATTTGGAGCCAGGGTAACCGTGCAGGCTTGAGATAAGCTGCCAGATAATTTCATGTTCATCGAACGCGCCGCGTCTGACGCACCGTCTGCTACCGTGATCGTAGCAGTGGATGCATCGGACAACGCTTCTGTGCCGACGCTAAACGCTTCACCGATCAACTCTAAATTCGTATTAGTACTTGTTCCCCACGTTCCTGCCTCATCGCCAGTAGCGATTTCTTTTAATCGTAGGTCATTAACATATGTCGCCATTTACGCTACCTCTTTCCAATCTGGGTTTTGGCTTGAACTGGTACTTGACCAGGACGGTGTTTGTGATGTGGATGCGGTACTCCATTCGGCATCCTGGTCTGTGTCAACGAGACCCCAGACCAATAACTGTGTGATTTCTCCGGTTCCGCTAGTCCCCGTAAGTACAACTGATGCCGCACCTGTCGGCGTAAGCGAACCCAATCCACTCGTTGCAGCATCGAGAGTGACTCCGATATTGTTGTCACAAATGATGCCCAGCGATCCGAGTGCTGTAGTTCCTGCCACTGTCGTTGGATAAACGTTCGCATCGCCAGTAACCGTTTCATCGCCCAACGCAATGGTTGATGCTGTACCGCTGACTCCCGTAATCGCGAATCCTGCGGCAAGGATCGTCCCGAGCGCAGACGTTCCTGCCAGACCTGTAATCGATAGATTGGACGCGCCTGAAATAGAGACCGAACTAACGGCGCTAGAACCGGCAAGACCCGTGACCGCCAAGTTGGAAGCACCTGTTGCAACCACAGAGCCAACCGCTCCTGTACCGGCAACACCCGTCTCAGAGACATTGGCATCACCCGTGACAGATAAAGAGCCAAGCGCGGATGTTCCCGCCAACCCTGTAAGCGCAACCGGATCTTCTTCGCTCCAAGCGCCAGATCCCCACGTACCACGGCCCCAACCTGTGACATTTGCCATCGACTAGGCAATTCGTATTACTGCGTTGCTGGCATCAGCAGTAGGGAAGGTAATAGTAAAGCTACCCGCTGTTGACGTTTTATCTCCACCGAAATCAAATACGGCTACGGCTGGATCACCAGAAGCTGAGTCGTTAAAAATCATACATCCCCTCGCCGTGATGGTGCATGTCCCGAAAGTTAAATCAGAAAAGTCGGTAAACGCCGTGGTTCCAGAGGTCGTTGGATTCACCCGTGTTAAGGATGCACCCTTTGCGGTGTAGTTCGTACCCGACGCTTCCTGAGATGTGGTGTATGCCGTTGTTGCTGCACTCATCGTTGCAGAACTGGTGTATAACGCCAGGTTAAAGGTGTTACCACCTGAGAGTAAAAAGTTGTGCTTGGCTTCTAAAAGTTCTTTCTTGAAGCTGGTACACATTGCCTGTGTGATTGCCATTAGAGTCTCCTAATAATTTCGGCCAGATCACGATGGCCTTGCTTTTCGAGTGCATTACAAATAGTGCAGACATGCCCTTCCACGGCCTTCTGCATATATCCAGTTAATAACGATTCCATGTAATCTTTGAACGCATGCGCCTGCTGGCGTATCGGTTCCGGTGCGTCATCGCTAATGCTGACGATCCTATCCGCCGCCATTTTTGCCAGTTCCTCCGGGGTATGACCTCTATAATTAGTAGTCTGAACTCCCAGATTTCCAATCGACGTATCTACATTAACTTGAAACATTAATAACCTGTTGGCTCTACGGGGCGTGTCACGGGAACTCCATCCTCACGCCCATAAATAGAAACGACCACTTCCTCTTCTTGCTCAATATTAGAGAAAGCCGTCACCTTTAATTCTCCCCCTTTTGCATACACCACAGGCGGGTTATCCAGCCGGTGATAGCCATACAATTTGTTCTTCTCCGTCACATTGGTATCCAGCAATGGTGAACGCGGAGCCACCGCCACTTCCATTCCGGCAGACATGCATCGCGCTAACCAGAACTCACAACACGCTCGACCCAACTCGGCATAATGCATATTGGTCGTGTAGGTAAAGTCCACGCCAAATACACTCAAACGCTTCACCTTGCTCCACAACGCAAATGCAATTGCATAAGACACGGTGTTATTAAAATAGCCACACCCCAGGTCTTGAACGACACTGGCTAATGGATATGGCTCTATAGCGGGAACCCGATCGTCCAGTTCACAGGAATAAACTGGGCACGTAAGCTGCGGTAACAATCTCCGCATGACCTCAGTCTGTCCACCCGCATCCTCACTATCAAAGAACCGTGAGGCAGGATCCATCATAAAAACTCGATCCGGCTGCACTACCGCGCACATGGCATTAATCGCCCACACTTCGTCGTACTGTTCGCTGTGCGTCAAAGACAGATGATAATCCAACTGACTGTGCCCAAGACCCAACAAGGCCACATGCTTGTTTTCCAGGTCAGGCATTAGTTTCCCTATTTCTTAAATAAAACAACTTACACATCAACAACATCATAGCGACGTAAGGAACGATCCAAATCAAACCAAAAAAACGAAATCCATACGCTGAAAGACCCAGCAGCAGGAAATCGTATTCCATTAAGCCCTCATACTCCGAACGGCCCCACTTCGATAACTGTCCGTCGTGCTAAATCCTTCACCCAACTTCTGTAGCTGGGCAATCGCTTCTTGATAGCGTCCCTCGTACAACTGCAATAAATCCGGTTCGCCCTTCAAGAAGGTATACGCCTCTACCAAGGACGCATTCAATAATGCCGATTCTGCATTAGTGCCTAACCAACTGGTCCCTGCGCTCGCAGTCGTGATCGACTCTGGTTTATAAAAATAATGCAGCTCTACCGAATAGCCACTACCGGGAGTTGGTCCCAAGATAAAAGAAGTTTCATTAAACAAACCATAATACTTAGGCACACCCGTAGTGGCGGCCACGGGATATGCCTCTCGAATAAAATTTACATCTTTGAAGATCAGGTACTCGTAACCGCTGTTATTCAAAGCTAAAGAATACGGAGAAAGAAAATCACTCGGTGTGGAAAGGTACGAGTTTCCAGAGGTCATAGACCCTGTCGTGCTCTTCCTAAAATCAGGAAGTTGTACCGTTTTAAGGATACGATCCTCTGCCTGAGAAACAATGACTCCTAAGTTGTTTACGAACGTAGTTTCCGTTGTCTCCAGGTAGTCCTGGATCGTTGACTTTAATGTGGTATAAGTCCAAGCCATTAGCTAATAGTCACCTTTATAAATCCAGTTTCACCCGTCATCGTTAAGCCCACCGTCCGACTACCCAATGAAGTAACACCGCCACCAATCGGATCCCACGCAGACATCCTGCGACTTTCCGGCAAACTAGACTCTGGGCGCGGATTGCGCAAAGCGTTGTTATCTCCGGTACGGACACGCCCCAGTTCCAGTTGTGGCTGGTCCTGGTCAACGACATCCCTACCAACACGTAAGCCAGTCGGTCTGCCTGCTTCATACTGATCAACCAAGTCCTTGAGCTTGTAACGGAACCCCGTTCGATCGCAGAATCCAAAGGCATACTTTCCATTGGCGTAACCCATTAGAACCGATACCCCCCTGGAGTGACCTGAAAGGCCGCCTTTTCTCGATCCGCATCAGCAGCAAGGTTCCACTGCTCTTCATAGTCCGCTTTGAGCGAAGGCGCTCTATCGGATACTTCAGGTCTTTTTAAGCTCAACTGATACGCCAGTCCTGAAACCAAACACGGCAAATACCTCGAAGGCATATCCATGTTGTTCGATCCTGGCTTACCGGAGTCCTCGATACGCTGCATGTAGTAATACCCCAACGTATACGTCTCCACGCTATCAGGGACCGGCCATAAATTAATAGAGATAGCGCCTGGATCCTTCTCAACCCAATACTGCAAAGGCTTTGCTTGAGTCAGCTTATTAGACAAGTGCGCGTACTGACTGACCGAGACACGAGTAATCATCTGATCAAACTGATTATCGGTACTACCGGAATCGGTACGAATGTACGCTTCAATCACATCCAGAATGTCACCAGCCAACGTGTACCGAGACGTTCCCGCTGTCACCGAGGTCGTCCCTTCTTGGATCGTCCATAGGTTTAAACCACGGTTCTGCCACTCAAGCATCAACAGGTCAATGCTTCTTCGCGCTGTACGATAGTCATACCCGCTGCGCAGCTCCAGACCCGCTCGCTCAAACGACTCCTCGATCATGTCCGTCAGATCAAGATTGAACGCATAAGTACCGCTTGTCGCCATTAACGCTTCCTCCTACCACGACGGCTTTGCGACAAAGCAATAGCCACAGCCTGCTTCCGATCCTTTACCTTCTTGCCAGAACCAGACTTAAGTTGACCGCGCTTAAACTCACGCATCACCTTTCTTGTCTTACGACTGCTCCGGCTCGAGGGCGCACTTCGAGTCTGCTTCCCCGCCTGGGGTCTACCTATAGTCATTATTTCTTAGACGACTTCTTTGCCGCCTTCTTTACTGGCTCTTTTTTCTTTACTGGCTCTTTTTTTGGTGCCTCTTTCTTCTGAGGTGACAACGCTTGTAGAGCCGCTTCCGCCTCTTTCTTCGTCATCAGTTCAGTCACCACGACCACGTCTTCGCCGTCAATGGTTTCTGCCACCTGAAAGACAGGCTCCCCACTGGGAACCCGTTCGCCATTTTGGATCACTTTATACTTTGATTTCATCAGACTAACTCGGATTTGCGTAGTGTTTTAACGCCCAAACGAGGACGCTGTAGGTATCGCCGCTGGAGTGATCGTTCGTCGTCAATAGCAAATCGCCATTAACGCCTGTGCCTGCATTATTAGTAATGCCGGGTAAATCACCCATGCCCATGCTGAAGTCCCACGTATCGGTCCAGTCCTTGGGTGCTTGGCAAATAAACATGTTGGTATCTGCGTTCCAATGTAACTTGAAACCCATACCCACATTGCTGAACCAAACACGATTAAGAACCACCCGATTGCATGCCTGTCCTGTAACGGCATTCACCGTTAAAGCAGACACGTCAATCTTTGCGACCGCGCTTTCACCTGTGCCATCGCTAACATTGGTGAACTTCATCACCAAGTTGCGACCGCCATCATCGAGAATAGTCTGAGAAGTGACTGCATCAGCCATGAAACTTCTCCTTATTCAAATGGTGTAGCGAGCGTACCGTCACCGTGCAAGAACGCTTCGCAATGCCATACCGCAGCACTGGTTGC